AGTAATCTGACGCAACCGAATCTTTCGCGGTTTAACCCTGTATATGATGATAAACTTATGTTCATGAGGGTATTGCGGACATCAGAGCACTTCGTTAGTGTTGGTAGACCAGGATCATATGCGTGCGCAAATGTTAGTGCAAAAATATTTGACACTATTGCGACGACATATGAAACACAGTCAACGTTCAATGCTTACAGCATTGCATCTGTGTTTACCAAGTTCAATGTGGATCTCAGCGAAGATACTAGGCAGATGTTATATTATTACCTGCTTAATTCCGGTCGTACTAAGCAAGTCTGTGCATATCGGGGAGAACCTGCTCTACATAGATTTCAATTCTTAGGCGATAGCGACTACAACCCTGATGCTAAAAACAAGATCAAGGTGTTCATGAATCCTGTAGTTGCTGGCGGTGCGTATGCCCCCGATTCATGTTTGGAGAATGATAAACGGGCAGTAGCTGGGAGAGCTAGCTTTAATTCCAACCCCGACGTGACACCACAGATGCTCGATGCACAGAGAGCATTTGTGGAACAGATCGCGTTGAGGGTTGGTAGGATCAAACCCGTGGACGATAGCGAAGTCTTTGTCAGACAGAGCAGTCGTTCACAGGTAAAGATCCTCCTCCAGGGTGTTCTGGGGGCTATCACAAAACTTTGGCTTATAGTCACTTTCCAGAAAGCAGAAGCCGTTGGGAAGGTTGCTGATCCTAGGATCATTAGCACAATTGAGCCAGAGCTCAAGCTCGAGTACTCGCGCTATCTGTATGCATTGTCAGAAGCATTGCACAACGAACCATGGTATGGGTTCTGTTGTCCTGCAGAACAAGCGAACAAGGTTGTCTCGGTATGTGAATGTATCTATACTCACGTAACCGTAACAGACTACACGAGATGGGATGGACATGTGTCTCCATTTCAATGTGATACCTTTGGATTAATCCTGGTTAATGCCTTCGGAAAGGAGGTCGAACCGATCTACAAGCAGACCTATAACCGTAAAGCGGTTACTCAATTTGGTGTTAAATTTGACCAGATGAGCGCACAAGCAAGTGGATCTCCAGACACCTCTCTGAAGAACACGCTTAACAATGCATTTATCGACTTTGCTGCTCGCTATTGTTTCTGTGGAGCGACAGCAGAAGAAGCATATGCATTATTGGGCGTATTTGGTGGCGACGACGGTCTATCTTCTGATCTACCACAGGACGCACTAGAGAAATCAGCAAAGATGGTAGGGCAAGACCTTAAATATGAGGCCATTTATAAGCATAGTGAGGGCGTGATGTTTCTATCACGTCGATACTCCCCAACCGTATGGATTGGGGATACAAACAACTGTGCTGATATAAAACGACAAATTGTGAAGTTTCATACAACCCACAATTTGCCACAGACAATCACCCCAGAAGTAAAGCTTCGAATGAAGTGCATGTCTCTGGCAGTGACGGACCCGAACACTCCAATCTTGGGAGTTCTTGCTCGCACTGGTCTCTGTTTGACAGATCCAGTTGAGAACGAGGAGCAAGATCCCCACAAATTGATGAGCTATTGGGCACGACGCTCGGAGACTCCATATGACAACCGCGAAGCTAATTGGATGGTGAATTACCTGGAGGAACAGTTACCTGGGTTCCCACTGGATGCATTTGAGAGATTCTGCAAGTCCTGTATAAAGGACAAGGATCTTGAACGTTTCATGGGAATGCGTCCGTTCTATGAAGTGGATCTCCAACCAGGAACACTCCCTGTGGTTATCAACGGCCAGGAGCACAACACGATAACGCCACAAGCCCGAAGCGGGGTACCCCAACGTCCGGGTCCCCGCAGGCAGACACGTGCCTAGGGAACAGAGGGGCTTTGTGGACCCCTATAGATTTAGAACAATAGATAAATCAACCAAAATGTACAGTCATGAATCAGTCAAACGAGCTAGAAAACAGAACAAGAACAAGACCAAACGAAGTAACATCAAGCTTAAGAAGGCAACTGCACACATTGTTTCGCCTGGTGACGAGTGTCTTGCTGCATATGTTGCGTGTCTTGCGGACCCATTTGGAAAACCCCCATCGTGTGTCCCAATCTTCCCGGCTTTACCTTCCCGGAAATGTCAGAGTTTTACGAGAGGTACTTTCAATGCTGGTATCGATGGACACGGGTTTATAATGGCAAGACCATCCGCTGCATATGATATAAACTGCCTTCATACCTCTGCAGTAGGATTCAGCTTTGCAACTTACACAACTGTTAACGCTGTTGCCGCTGTTAACAATTCCTCATACACTAACGCTTCCTTTGGAGCAACTGCTGGATTGAATAAAGTCCGCTTTGTCTCCTGTGGGATTCGTGTTAGGTATGCAGATACAGAACTCAACAAGTCTGGCAGCATCAAATGCTTGCAATCTGCAGACCATACCAATCTCAATGGTGCGGACAACTGGGTGATTAACGACTCATATCAAGAGACAGCAAACTTTCCTATGAGCAGGAAGTGGATTGCCTGTGTGTGGACACCACAAGAACCCGATGAGATGGATTTCGGTACTGGTTCAGCACCGACTGAATACTCTCTCGGTATCCATGTCACTGGTGTCACTCTCGCACAGTACGAGTATGAGTACTTCGTTAATTATGAAGTCATCGGCAGAAATGCTGGAGTCAAGACCCCATCCGAGGCTAGTCCCTGGGTGGATGCAGCGCTTGGCTACATTAATGACTATGCATCAGGTGCAATGCAAAAGATCTCCGCAGGAATGTTCAACAGCGTCATACAACAAGCACTCACATACGCATTACCACGTGTCCAGTGACGGCACGTATCCTTTACCACACAGACTCCTTGGCAACCTAAACCAATCCCAATATCCAAACAACCACCTGCTGGCCCATTGGCAGGACTTAACACACAGCAAATTGCTACAGTTAAGAATAAGGTTACACAGGGATTTGAGAAAGCTAAAGGGGGAAAACAAACCAGCTATTACATCAAGACGGACAAGACATACGAAAACAAGCCCGTGTACAAATATAAAGGGCAAGAATACGTCAAAAGTAAGAATGGTCAGTGGTGGGGGATAGATAAAAACAAAACAGAGCTCAAGTAGCATAGGACTGTGTTGTAACTAGTAGACTAGGTGTCCACACAATCTGAC